CACTCTAATAGATCGTACCACGTTCTGTACTTGTAGGTCCCGTCATCTTGCTCTAATTGGTGCGCGTATTCTTTGGCTGTTGTAGACCATCCTAACGCATCCAAATAGTCCGGCGGCGTTCCCGTGTGCATCTGGTCCTCGAACCATCTTACAGACGTCCGTATAAACTCGTCCGTACTGCCCGTTAAACTATCCTGCTCACCGAGCATATAGGTAATTAGCGTAAGGAAGTTGCTGAATTTATTAGTAGGTATTTCTTCCTCTATACCTTCCAAACGCCCAAGGCCGCACGTAGCTTGAAACTCTACAGCAAACGGGAAGGCATTGTAAGGAATCCGCATAAGGTCCTGGAGTACCAAGCCCTGCCAGAACAGAGAGCCGTTACGCTGTATTCGTATAAAGTACCTATCTTCTTGGGTCTGCGCTACGGCGTGTAAAAAGGTAAGGTCTGTACTGTCCTCGGCTATAAAGGTCAAGTTTACGCGGCTTCCCTTTACCCCTTTAAAAGCATCGTCCCCCCTATTGCCGTATATAAGATCAAAGCCATTTGGACCCGTTACGAGCTTCCTATATTCAACAAGCTCTAAAAGTGCATCGGGTAGACATTCGATATTTAGAATCGTCCCGCCGTCTGCCTCTACTCTATCGGTGTAGCTTTCGTACTGGGTGTCTATTATATCTACTATCCAAGTGTAGTTGCCCGGATCGTCCGTAAACTTAGCGCGGTATTTAGCCCCCATTGGTCCGGCGTGTAGTTCTTTGCGTTCTATTTATAGAAGTGGCTAAGTCTATTCCTGACAGAATAAACCCACTAAGCCCCCCGGCTGTTCCCGTAGTGCCTTTACTTGGGTCTCCTAAAAATGCAGTTTTAAAGGTCTGTCCAAAGCCTAAGCCGGTAAAAGTGCTAATAATAGCGGCAAGGGACGCAGCTGTAAGAGCCGCCGCAGCCAGTCGCGCTATCATATCTTTTAAAGCCTTTTTGAATACGTCAAAGAAATTTTCGCCACCTATTAAGGCCGCTTCAAAAGAAGACTGCAATACGCCCCCAAAAGTTTCAGCAGTAGACGCCGCAAAAGCAAGGGCAGCAGTATACTGGTCTAAACCCTTTGTAGCATCGTCTAATACTTCTTTTTCCTCGCCTAAGCCGGGTATTTCTGTTAAGTCGCTTAAATCTAATTCCTTAAACTTCTCAGCTTTTTTAAGACGATTGAAATACTTATCTAATTCGTCATTTAGCTTCTTCGTTTCTAAGGCTTGATGCGCGGCGGCCATTGCCGCTTCCATTCTCTTTTTATTGGCGGCGTCCTCAGCTTGGTTTAGCTCAGTAAGTTCTACCATAGCACGCCGTATAGCCTTGGCCTGCTCCAATAGTTGCAGAGTCGTTGAAGCGTGTATTTCGTTACTATCTGAAGCAGTTTGCTCTAAATTATTGGCTGCCTCTTCCATCGCCTCCATAGCCGCTTCGCTACTGCCGTACTTCTCTACAAGGTCATCGAAGTTCTTTATATAACGCTCAAAGGTTGATTGGCCCATTTGCTGGGCGTGTTGAATCTCAGCAAAACCTAATAAGCCTCCGGCTCTTATACTGGCCTCGGCCATAGTAGCTAAATCGCTCATGCCGTTAAAGACTACTGGCAAAAAGCCCTGCACATCGCTGAGGCTGACTAATAACGCATCGAAGCTATCGCCCATATTAGATATGGAACCGCCGAGCGTTTTGCTTATCGCATTCATAGAACCCGACACGCCTTCCGCATCGCCCAGCGCTGTAATGTATTCACGAATAGCCCCGGCGGTTTTATCTACTGTAGTCGTAACACCCTTAAAAGTAAAAGTTACCTGGTCCCCTTGCTGTGAGGCCCGTATACCAAATTCTTTAAGGCGCTCAAATTCCCCTACCTGAGCATCTATAATACCCTCGGCTAACTGGTCAAAACTTTTACCGGTAGATGCGGCCAAGTCTCCGAGCTGCCGCATTTCGTTTTCTGTAGGCTTAAAACCCTGATTAGTCAGCTTTACAAAGGCGTCTGTAAGCTCACGAACACTAAAAGGCGTTTTACTTGCAAACGCTTGAATGGAAGCCATAGCCCCTTCGGCAAGTGATCCACTACCGAGCGCAGTAGTTAAGACAGCTTCAAACTTCTGAAACTCCGAACCCAGCTCTATAATTTTACGCTCAAACTGGATAATGGCCCCAATAGCAAAAGCATTCTTTATAATGCTCGCTACTTTTCCAAATCGGCCCTTAGCTACGCTTTCGGTCTTTTTGGCCGACTGTCCTACTTTGGTCTCTACACGCCGCAGGGCCAGCTCCAATTTATCCAGCTTGGCGCCTATCTCTACATTTAATTCGCCTATAGTGTTAGCCATTCCGCATAAATTGTTTTAGCGCCTCTTTCGTATCGTTGTCTATGCCGTCTACCTCTCCCGCATCCATCGGAAGTTTAATAACGTCCTGCGGCGTTATAGTATGGCCCTTGCTCGCTTGGATGTTTACCATATAGCAAATACCCATACGCCATCGGTGCCACTCCATTTCTTCGCGCCGCTGATGGCCTAACGCCCGGCGCATAAACTCCCGGTGCGTCATGGACTTAAATTCAGCCTCCCGTAGTACCAAATCCCCGCAGGCGAGGTTTAGCAAGTCCTCCCACGTTAGGCTACTACCTCCCCCGTGTCCTCTTCCGTAGCTTTCGGTAGGGTGTTGACGGCCATAACAAGCACGTCAACGATAGCAGCAGGATTACTTTGTACATATCCTAAAGCGCTGTTTAAGTCGTGTTCTGGTGTGTCTTTCGCATCATCGCAGTAGGCAAGGTGAGCAGCTAAATAGATAGCAGCAAACCCCTTCCAGTCCGATAGCTTGACCCGTGCGGCGGCTATGCGTTTGTCCTCTTCCGCCTCCCGGACCCGTTGGAAATATACGAGCGCATCGCTTAGAGCTTTGTAGGTTTCGTCTACATACTCATGCCCCAGAATTTCGCCCAGGTGCAAGGATGCGCCGTTATTCCATATAACTTTAGCTTGCGACATCGCGGACGATTGCGCCGGTGATCTGAAGAGTAGCCGTACAAGTGCTTACCTCGTTCTTAGGACCGTCCCAATCCAAAGTAGAAACAAGGCAGGAACCAGTAAGAACCTCCGAACCAGTAGACGCATGACCGTAGACGTAATCGGTAGAAGTACCGCCCTCCCAAGCATCGAAGATGTCCCCAAAGTTGGCTGAACTTACGTCCGGATCAAAAAGGAAAGTAGCCGAGATAGTCCCGCCCTTTTCACCGGCCAAGTAGTCTTTAGACCCGTTGGACTCATAGTTAGTTGCATCGATCATGTCTGCACTTAAAGACACGTTAGAGGTAGTTACCCCTTTAAGGAATGTTCCTGCGCCAAATTCAAGGCGGATAAAACGGCCGTCTATTTTCGCCATTATGTAGAGTTTTTATGTGCTACAAAATTAGGCAGAAACAAAAAAGGGCCTCATCCCTGAGACCCTTCAAAACCTAAATTGTAACCCGATATGAGAAAGCTACGCGGCGAATCTATTAAATTTCTTCAACCCTTACAAGCCAGTCCAAAGTTACAGACCATTCATACCGGCTGTCCTGGACCTCAGGCAGTACATAGTTTACCGCTTCCAGCTGTTGCGTAACGATGTTAAAGCCGGTTACTGTGATGCTGTCGAAGGTAGTCGGCTGCATAAGGTCCGCTACGGTGTCTCCAAAGTTATTTAGATCCTCGGCGCTTATACTGGTCCGCTCGGCTACTATTGCACATTTCACAGATATAGCAACCTCGTATATAAACTCATCCTGCGGCCCGGTCTCGTTTGTGTTTAGACCATAGATAAAGATATAAGCCTTATCCGCAAAGGTTGGGGTTTGTGAAGTGTACGCGGGTATATAAGACCCCGTTAGGCTTGTGTTATCGCTGAAACAAGTACTTACTATAATGCTCCCGCCGTCATCTATTACGCGCTGGACGTAGTTAAGGTTATAGGCTCCCGCCAGTTCCGGGGCCAGTACCTTGTCCTTTAACAGCGTATAAACCGCTTTAAGTATTTCCCCCTGCGCTAACTTCATGTAACAAATTTACGGCGGCCCGCGCCCCCTTGTCCATCCGTCCTACTATCTCTTTATAGTCCTCGGCTCGTTCGTTCTGGTACTTCTTAAACTTCCAGATATTGGTTTCGCTTTTGATGTCCACAATAAACGGCCGTTCTTCTTCGAAGGTTTCCATCCATACCCCGGCGGCCTTGAATTGCTTTTCGCTTAGTAGGTCCAGCTGGTTATTCATAGCCTTGGGCCATATAGGGCCGTTCTCTAACACTTTATCCATAGCGGCGGCGCTCCATAGCCTACCCGCTCCAAAGACGCTATTTACGCTTGTATGCGTCATAGCTGTACTTACCGCCCTTTGGGTACTCGGTTCTATAAAGTAAACGGACCGACATCCTACGTACTGTACCCCTCTGGTTAGGGCCTCTTCGTAATAAATGTCTGCTTCTTCTATAAACACATCGTCTGACCCTATTTGTAGGTAGTAGTCAAACCGCCCCTGCATTATATTTAAAATAGCTTCCTGCTTATAGCTTAAAGGGTCATTCTCGGCAAATACAGACGCGTACGGATAGCCGTAATGGTTTACCACTTGGGTAAGGTCATCGGGCAGGGACCAGCCTACGCATAGCTCTAACTCTATGCCCATATTTCGCCAACGTATACGCATGGCCTTAAAGCTCTCTAAAGCTGCCCTAAGAACTAACGGACGGCCGTACAGCGGCATCCAAACCCCTACCTTCATCGAATGAATCTAAGTATGCGTTTAATCTTTTTTTTGTATCCAGGTATAACCTTCATATAGGCCGGTCTTAAAAACGGCTGAGGCTTTGTACCTCTCTTTGCTATACTCTTCTGTACAGCGTAGGCCGCGCCCTCGTCTCCTAACTTTCTCTTAGCCCATTGCTTTAAGGGTGCTATAGGCGCCCAATGTGGAACGCTCCCGAACTCTACAGCGGCCGCATATTTCAAAGCCGTACCGACTATATAAGTAACCCGCGCAGCTTGGCCCCTGAGCCTTCTGCTTATTTTAACGGATCGCGCTTGCCTTTGTACTTGTATAGATGAACCTAACCGGCCCAGGTTGTGAGGCGCTTTACGTGCTGCTAACTGCTGGACCTCTAAGGCAGCGTACCCGGTTTCCTGCTCTATCTTCTTAGCCACTCGGCCGCCATAGGCCGATAGGTCGCGCATGAGTTTATTTATTTCGCGCTGATCTACTTTGAACTCTATACGCACTACGCTTGCCGCTCTACTGCCTGAAAAGTTACAAAGGCCCTATCTGGCCCCTCCATGGCCGGACCGTCTACGCTCAGGCTTCTGCCTCTATATTCTATTCTAAATACATCGCTGGGAAAGTCTGGGCCGTCTATATCTCCGGACCAATCCAAGCGGGAACGCATAGTAATCTCGTATCGGTTTACGTTCAATACTCGCGCATCGTCCGCGTTCTTAAAACTGCCTAACCGCTTCACGTTCGCCCAGTCCGTGAAACTTACAGACTCTTTAGACCGGAAGCCGCCCATACTATCCGCCTGAGTAGTGTAGGCGTAGCACGTTACTTGTTCATTTAGTAGCCCTGGATTCATAGGAAGAGCTTAGTACGTTCCTTAGCCAGTAGGCTGTTTAGATCGGCTTTAAGGTTACTTACTATAGTACCCGTTACGCTTATGCCTCGGTTCTGGTACAGCTCGGCGCATATCTTAATAATAGCCTCTTTAATATTCTCAGTAACGTAGGACAGTTGGGCCACATAATTAACCGTATAAGTTGAGTAGGCCGTAGGCGAAGGAATACGAAGCCGTCCCCCGGTTAGTAGATAGTAGTCCTCGTCTGCTGTTAGGGTAGTGTTTGCCCCTTCCAGGTCCTGACCTACTACGGAAATAATAGAGCTTACTGGACCCATAGGAAGCACGTATCTAAGTTCTCCGGCGTCCATGTCTCGGTCATCGTCAAAGTCCCAAAGGATCGCCTGCATTCGGTTCTCATTC